TTTCCATTTTTTTAAAATTACATCTAACTTTTTATCTCCTTCTTTTGGAGTTTCTGCTAATTCTACATATGCCATTATGTTAATATCTTTCTTAAATTAACTGATTTTCCACTTAAATGTGCTGCCCAGTTTGTTGTCATGTTATTACTAGCTACTTCTGTTGTATCACCTATTGCTGTATTAGCAACAGCTTGATTATTAATTTGGTTACTTGATATTTGGTTAGGTGATATAGTAGTTTGTCCTGATTGATTATTTAAAAATTGTGATTGATAAGTTGAATACCCACTTTGTAATTTGTTAGCTGCTACTGCTCTTAATACTTGACCAACTCCCATAGGTGCTGCAAAAGATAATACGCCTAATATTGCTGCTTGTACCTGATTTTGATGTTCCCACATTTCAGGTGAAATTTGTGTAGATGTCATAATACCTGTTGGATCACCACTTCCCATAGCACTACCTGACTTACCATATTTCATTTCTTTCCCTTTTGCTGTTAAAATATAAGAATAACCAGTAATATTTCCTTGATGGTCATAATAAGGATTTCCTTGTTGTGCTTCACCAATGGAAACTAAATATTCATTAGTAAGCTGACTTGCTTCTGATCCATAAAATGCTTGATCCTTACCTGTTAAATTATTAGCTTTACCACCTTGTCCTAATCCTAAATTACTTGCTACATAATCAATTCCAGCTTGTGTTTGTGATGTTTGTCCACCAGCAGTTGCAGATGTCCATTTAGTTTTTGATTTATTAGTTTTTGGAGGAGTATAACTTCCTGTTCCATGTACTGAAGAACCCAAGTTATTACTTGAACTAGAACTAGAGCTTGAACTAGAGCTAGATGATGAAAACCAACCTTTATCACTATGTGGACTATGACCTGATACGTGTGGCATTTATATTCCTATTTAATCCTCACTATAAAAACCAGCACCACCAGCTTTAGTAAATAAAGATCGTGGCCCAACTAAACCTTTAGCGTATGCTGCTTTTAATTTTAGTTTTTTTGCTTCTAATGCTTCTTTATCAGCTTTCTCTTTTGCTAATTGTTTTTCTGCCCATATATCTGATGCAGTTTTTTTTGGCTTACTTCCAAATACAGAACTCATAAATTATTCCACTAATCCTTATTTTACAATTTATTCAACGCACAATATAACTGATAAGGAGTAAATATAAACCATTTCTTTAATCCTAGCAATCGCTGAACAAAACTAACACAGCTATGTTCTTTAATCCACCATTCAAATATAGTTGTATTTTTTGTATCTACTATTCTTGATAATTGAACAATTCTTCCATTTAATCGTCTTATATGTTCTAACATACTTTTAACTTCTTCTTTATCTAGGTTTTCTAATAATACTTGCGAATTTATTAATTCCAAATTAATCCATGTTTTTTTAACTGGATCATAGCGAATTGCTCCACAATGATGAAATCCTTTTTTTCGCCATTTTTGAAACCATGATATTTTTCGTGGACTATAAAAATACACTAACCATTGATATTGAATATATTCCATGACTTCCTCTTTCGTGGTTTCTGCTGGTCAAATATATTCCACTTAGTATTGACCACAGTTGGTTTAGCATTTCCTTTACCATAGGTTAATGCTCTACCTTCACCAGCACCCATCATCATATATTGCAGAGCATCATGCACATGAGAGTACCTGTTCTTAAAAGGTTTCTCATCATATCTATCACCTGATGTCTGTAGTCGTCTATAGTGATAACCACCATTAAAACCTTTTTTAAGATTTAAACACCTGTTATCCAACAAAAATGCAGCTTGTCCATCAACCATCCTAGTAAGTGCGTTTTCAACTGCCTCAATTCGTAGTGATATATCATTTGACGGAGCTGGAGAAGCTCGTAAGCCAGAATTACGTAATATTTGGAATGGCGTTTTTTCATCAGTCTGAGCTCGAAAATCTCCAGCTGGGTCACCATATATCTCAACATCTATACCTCTAAAGAATCTTGTAATGTCTGATTTTAATAATTCAGCAAACCGAACTGCTCCCATATCAAAACATACCAGCTCATGTAGTATGTGCCATTTTCCTAACACATTCTTCTGACCAAAAACTGCTGCTGGTGTTAATCCAAAATCAATTCCCACATAGACAGGCAAGGTATTGATTGGCATTAAGTTTTCTTTTCCGATATGGACTTCTGGTTTAAAACTAGGATATACTGGTTTTCCTTCTTCTATTGATCCTAATTTATTTAAAACATAGACATCTATCCATCCTTTTGTTTTACCTTTAATAATATTGTTATAATATTTGGGTGTAAGATTATTTTTATTCTCGGCTGTTTTGGAATCTTCATACCCAGTTAAAGTACCATCTTTTTCTCTTTTTTCATCCATACCAGATGGTTGTGTGTAAAAACTCCAGTTATCAGGCTTAACTAACATTAAGGCTTCTTCTCTGCTAATATGGTCAGGTGTTGGTACATCACCAGCCATTATTGGCCACCAATGATCTTCTTCAGGAGCATTGGTATCACAAAACACGCCATACCAAGATGCTCCACCATCCCTCATACTAGGGTATCTTCCTACCCTCATGGTACAAGCATCTATAATACTTTTAGGAACTTCCCTTGCTTCATTAACCCATACACCTGTTAATTCTAGGGATAATAACTTCTTAATATCTTCTGGTCTATCTAGTGCCAAAAAGATTACCTCACAATCTATATCCCCTTTTTTAATATAATGCGTATAGGGAACTGACCATCTAAAGTGACCCCATTCCTGTTCAGGAAACCAATCTAACCATGTCTTAATAGTAGTGGTCTTTAACTGTGGGTTCGTATTTCTAATTACTGCCCATCTGCTTTTCCTTACGCCATTCTGATTTTTTTGTTGTTCTAAAGCTCTTCTAAAAATTTCTATGCAACAAGCAACAGATTTCCCAGAGCCAACTGGGCCTCTGATGCCTCTAAAAAAATGGTCGGATTTTAAAAAATTTTTTAGCGTTGACCCATCAGGTTTATACGATAATTCAGGCACTACAGCTTATCTATATATTCTTTAATAAGTTTTTCTTGTGTCGCTGGGCCAAGTGATTCAATTAACTTATCTGCCTCCCTATCGGTAATTTCTTCAATAGGAAAATGTTTCATGTGTACCTTCTTGACAATTTGTCGCAGTCTGCGTCTATCCCTCAAGGATATATCAAATATTTTTCTATTTTCTAAATCTACTTCAGAATCAGGATTTGTTATTATCTTCTTCTCTGTCACCTATAAGTTCCTTAAAATATTTCCAATCCATGCATACAAAGGGTGTAGCATTATTTCTTTTCAAGATCAATAATTCAGCAGTACCTTTCCAGTTCTCCAACTGAGTAAAGCCTTTGCCATCCTTCCTCGCCTTTACTTCGGCTGTTGTACCACCAAGTAAATCAGCAATATAGACATCATGGGGAAATTGTTGCAGCGCACCTGATAGTGGCTGCCTTCTAGCTCGGTATCCTAGCTCCGTAAATAATTTAACAATCTCCCTCTCAACTCTACTTCCCTTTTGCTTTTGGCTTCTTGGCATTTGCTTTTGCTTTTTTAGCAGCTGCTTTCCCAGCTTTTGTATATGGGTATTTAGTCTTTCCTACTTTCGGCATCTTCATTATCCTTCCGTCTATTTTGTTCTGCGATCTTTACCATACTATACCATAAAGATTCATAGTCTTTCATCTTCTGTTTAGTCATATCTGTCGTGTTGTCAATTTCTTCTTCCATATTATCCCTGTTGTAAGACGCTTAGAGGATACTAAACGATAGAGCTATTATAGAGATAAAATATATTTATAATACTCACATACGAACCTGTGAGAACCTTTAATGTGTGTATGGGTGGATAATTACAAAAACTCTTACGAGTTTTCGCTCCCCCCTTCAAATATAGAGTGTGCTTTGCGTTAGCCTAAATCGATACTAACTTTTATATCGCCTACTACCTCTGTGCTTACCTTATCTGGTGTGCGTAGTCCTACTCTGTCTAGTATGTCTTTACTTGCCTCTAGCTGAACGTATTCACTCCTAGCATTACCTGATAGTTCTATTAACTTCCGACTTGCAGTTATAGCTCCAGTCCCCATGACTGTTGCTATACGTTCCATCATATACCTCTGAACCTGTGGCAATCGTAACGTTCTACTAGCTACTACTCTACCAGCTTCACCCTTTGCATATCCAGCATTTTGTGAGGCTTCTTTAATACTACAGCCAGTGGTTACGAGAGTATCAACTAATGCTTTTTGTTTTGGCGTTAATTCTTTTTTACTCATAGTATTCTATTCCTAACAGCTACTTACGAATAGACTCTCAAATATTGTTGTCAAGACCTAATGTAAGCGAATTAACGCACACACATTATATTGTATTAGTCTGGCTTAAAGCTCACCATATCCTGTGTTCTGCTCATCTATAGAACCTATCCGCTTATTCGTGAATTATGTGGATAGAACCTAAGATTGCGAAGATTATAGCAAATTGTGCCAAGCATGGCGAACACAGGAAGGATCGCTTAAGCCATACTCTCTGGAAGTAATCATCATCATCATGTTTTTTATGCTTACGATTTTAGCAAATCCGATAATCCTAGTAAACCTGCCAATCGGTTTCGATTGCTAAAGCAATCCCTACTCCATACCAAAACAAGTTTTGGAATTTCGTAACGGCCGATTTCGGTTGACAAGAATTATTATCGTATTTGCAAATCTATGCGTAATATAAATCAAAACATAATGTTCTGATGGATAAATGAAAGGATATAAAATGTATAAACTTAAATTATATATATTTAAATCATATTTATTAATTAAAAAAATAACTAATCGTATTTGTTGGATACTAGACATAGCTCTTTATGGTAGTCCAATAGATTATCATAACTGGTTACAAGTTGAGAAAATAGACAATGTAATACGATTAATAAATACAGACCTTAATAGATGTAAGCCAATGGATTATAAATATAAAGACGACTTACAAGCTATTAAATGGAAATTAATAATACAGAAAGGGAGATATAAAAAATGGTAGATAATTCAATAAAAACTTATGAGTTATTATATAATACTGATGATAGGTTCAGAAGTCTTATGGTTCAAGTAGAACAAGCTCAAGAAGTTAAAAATCATGAAAAAGTAAATATGTTGGCTAGTAGCATATATCTTGAATATAATATTGATATAACAGAGAGGGTTCAATGAAAACAATAGTAGTAATTGCATTTATGTATCTAGCAATAATCTTATCATTTCTAGGCACATGGACACTATATCTGTGGTCAGAATATAGGATTAATCATTATGAATTGATAGAAAGGAAGGATAAACATGATAATAAAATCGTTAAAACTTGTATCTAATATCTTATCCGAAGATATAGAATGGGTAAAAGAAAATGGAGGTAAAATACTGGATTCAGTAGTTAAGAAATCTCCTATTGATATAAAAATTGTTAGAAAAAAGAAAGGAAATAAAAATGGTAAATCAAATACAAAAACCAGAATATAAATTATCAGCTGAACAATCGGCTAGAATTGGTAACTCTCATGAACTTGGCGAAAAGGTTGCTAAAATTATGAGTAAAGCGGTTCAAGAAATTGCTAATGCAGTTACAAATCAAGACCCAGATATTGAAAAATCATTTGATTATATCTTATCTGGTTTAGTCCAAACATTCTATTATCAAAAACAAAATAGAGATAAATGGAATATGGGTATTCATTCTAAACTTAAAAACTTAGAAAGAATGTCTAAAGAAGAACTAAATCGTCTTGATTTGATTAAAGAAATGGATAAAAAAGTATCAAATACAATAGTAATGAACTTTGTTAAACCTGTAATTGAGAAATTATCCAAAGACTATTATAATCATACGAAATCAACATGGGTATCATTCAGTAAAGATACTGGTGACGCAAACTCAAGTGTGGTTCAAAAGAATAAATTTGACGCTGGAATGGTAGATTATATCATGGAATTAGAGCAAAGAATTTAAGAATATTCATTAAAACTAAAGGGTGGTTGAAAAATAACTGCCCTTTTTTAAAAAAAACCAGCGAGTAAAAGTGAGCATACCGAAGGCGTGAGGTAGCGAACATACCGAAGGCAAAGGAGTAAATAATGAGAAAAGCATATGATGAAAAAGCATACAGCATAGGAAGTTTCATAATAATTTATCTCATAATAGGTAGCATGGTAGTCATATCATTACTAACATTAGGATTAAATCCAACATTAGTAATAAGTGTAGTATCAGCACCAATTTGGATAGGTATTATCTTCTTATCGCAAGGAATAAATAACAAAATGAGAAAAACCAGAAAGAGGAAAAAATGAAATCATTTATACTAGGATTTATAATATCATTCTGTATCTGCTTTACAGCAGTATCATTAATAGGAGCAGCAATATGAATAGTAATCAATTAACCGACACCTTAAGTAAACTAAACCTTGTATCAGGTAATAGTGAAATAGTTATAAGAGGTAAAACATACAGACCAGCGAACCTTGAGGAGTCAGAGTTCAGGTCTGAAACGTTTTTAAATATTAAAAAAATATCTATTAAATACAAAGAAGCAAAAGGTGAACCAAATCAAATTATACTGGAGGTAGAATGAGTAAAACAGGAGATTGGTTATTAACATTACAAGAAGAAGCAGCTTGTATGACTAAAGAAGATTTCTTAAAAAAACATGGCAAACATTATGAAGATATATGGGATGAAGTAAATAATCCTGAAGATCATCCAAGTCCTGATGATTATATTGATGATAATAAACTAATGAATGGTGTAAAATGTATTACATCATAGTTCCAATTATAATCTTAATAGGCATAACCATGATATTATACTATGGTTCATAAGTTAAGTTGGTTGGCGAGAATATTATCTTGTAAATTAAAACTAGATAAAATTACTCTAAGAGAACCATATAAACCACAAGATGTTCTCAATAGATTATATTGGGAACGCTTAAATAAAATATTAAAACACAGGTATAACAGATATGAAGATTAAATTAATATCTTTAAATGAAGAAAAAAAAAGACGATTCAAAGCTGTTTATAAAAAACATAAACGTAAAGTTAATGTTTATAAACCTGATTTAAAACTAGATAAGGAGCAAAAAAATGTATCAAATAAGTCCAAGCTGTAATGTTCAGTTAGATATAAGACCAATGATTACATACTTTGATAATACCAGTTGGGAAATACCTGATAGAGTAGCATTATATGATACTCAAGGTAATTATTTATCAGTAGTAAGTAAAAAAAGTGCAGATAATATGAGAACCTATGAAGAATTTGCAAACATGATTGGCGAAGGAGTGAGCCAATATGGTAAACAAATTATCGTAGAAGATAAGTTGCATTTACAAGGTAAAAGATTCTCTAGGATTATGAGATTTCCTGAAGAAACATATGATTTTAAAATAAATAATAGAAATGAGAAATACCAATTAACCATGTGGTCTTGGTCAAGCTATGATTTAGGTTGGGCAGAACAATGGATATTTGGGCCACTATGTATCATTTGTATGAATGGACAATTTACTTCTGCATGGAAAATACAAGCATTAAGTAAAAAGAATTGGTTCAGAAAAAGTAATATGACTGGAACAGATATAACAACTGCTATTCAAAACTTTCAAGAATATCCTGAATTTTTAGAACAAGTAGCTGGAGTTAATGTTAAAGATGATGAAGTTCAAACTTTATTCAGAAGAACAATAGCAGCTAAACCTAAAAAATTATACACTAATGGATACTCTGATTTATATATGAAGCAGCTTGGTGAATTATGGAATAAATATCAATCAAGATTAGGAAGTAATTTATATTCAGTTTATCAAACAGCTACAGATTGGGCATCACACCCACAAGGTAGAGGTTATAAAATGAATAAAATTAGAGATAGATCAACTAAAATAAGTAAAATGGTTGAATCAGAATATTGGTTGACTTTGATTAATAAACCAAAAACAAATTTAAGAGGCTTTGCACCAGCTGCAATAGCATCTAATTTTTAAAACGAACACTATCGTAAGTCTATTCATGGGATATCCTTTGAATAGTAGGAAGATAGGATAGGAGGTTATTAGCCATCCTTGTAATACCAAAGTTGTATAGCATGAAAGGGACAACTATCGTTAATAACCTCCGATACAAAGGAGTAAATATGAAATATGTAAAACTTATACCAACAGTTACATTGGAAGAATGTATTGATACACTTGAAGCATCTTTACATCTTCCACAACAAAAATTAGACAAAAAGATTAAAAAATTATTAAAAAAATTAAAATATTATAATGAACATTCTACTGAAAACGACAGGTAGCTCCTGTAGGGTATTATACTGCCTACTAAGAAAGTATATAGTAGAACTAGGGAGTATCGTATATCGTTGATTGTACCTTATACCTTACTCCCCCAATGGTTAAATTTAAGGAGTAATTATGAAAATACATGAATTATGTAGTGGATTACACAAATTAGGAATAACAGTTCCAACAGATATGTGGAACATAGAAGAAACATATTTTTCTAATAGTAAATCAGAATATGTAAATGTTAGAGATATGGATATATTCCATGTTGTAAGAGCATTTTGCAAACAAATTAGAAATGATGATGAAATAGATATTAAACAATCATTATCTACATTGAAAAATCAAATTTGTGATTTGCAAGATAAAATACAGGAGCAAAGCTATGAAAACTAAAATCAATAAGACTACTAACTACGAACAATTCAGATTCCTTGATGGAAACAGACCTGTTAATCAGCGTCATGTAATGAATCTTCGTAAGTCTATTGAGGAGAGATATGTTCCAACACCTATAATGGTAGATTCTGAATTTAGAATACTAGATGGTCAACATAGATTTATGGTTCTAAGAGAACTAAACCTTCCATTATATTATATTATTCAAGATGATAAAGTAGAATTAGGTGATGTAAGAGAGCTTAATAAAAACGCTAAAAACTGGGATTTTTCTGACTATTTATATTCTTATATGGAAGTAGAAAAAAGAAATTATCCTAAAGATTATCACTTAAAACCATATCATATTTTTGATTGGTTTAAGAGAAGTTTTGAATTACCAAACTATGTAACATTAGAAGTTTTATACGGATCATACAGCAGAGTTGGTACTGATGTATTTAAAGATGGTACATTAGAAATTATAGACCTTCAACACTCAAAAGAAGTAGCTCAATATTTGAGAAAAATGAAACCATATCATGATGGTTGGAATAAAAGAACATTCTTATTTGCTATGTTAAGAATAATGTTTCAAAAGAATTTTAACAAAACAAAATGGTTAAGAAAATTAAAACTTAACAGTGCAAAACTGGTTCATTGTACTAATATTAATGATTATATTGACACAATAGAAAGAATTTATAACTGGAATGAAGCAGAAAAAGTAATGTTTGTAAGAGAAAGAGCTAAGTCGTAACTTGACAGTTACGATCAAGTGGTCATACAATAATGTATGGCTAAAGCATTAGGTGAAAAATTTCATACCGAAATCATTACACAGTTTGTCGCAAAAAGACATAAACTTGGCTATACACAAATAGATATGGATGATATATTGGGTGTAGCTAAAGGTTTAGTGTCTAAATGGGAAGCTGGTATAAGGAGGCCTAGTGGATTTTTATTTTGTTGTTGGGCAGATAGTTTAGGATGTACTCTAAAACTAGAAGAAAAAGACAACAAAGAATAAAAGTTGGTACATACTTTGACAGCTTATCACCTGAAGAAAAAATAAAATACAAAGAAAAAAATAGACCAACCAAATGTAATTGTCATCCTAATGACTTAGTATTTGGTAATGGTACATATTGGTATTGTGGTAAATGTAAGGAGGTTACATGAATTATAAAGAAAAATTTAAAGACCCAATAGTATATGAAAAATCTTTTGTCGTGTATTCGTTTGATGAAGATTTAACAATAGAAGATATTAATAAAGTTCTTAAAGATATGAATGTATCTGCAAGAGAATTAACAGACGAAGAGGTAATATATCAAATATGACACATCATTTAAATAAACATCCTACAGAAAGACAAGTAGGAGGAGATCATTATAGAAATTTTAAAATACAACCAATAGATTTTATACAAGAAAACGAATTAGGATTTTGCGAAGGAAATATAATTAAATATATTTGTAGATATAAAAATAAAAACAAAGACGAAGATTTAGATAAAATAATTCATTATGTTCAATTATTAAAAAGAAGATTATGAATAATATATACCGAAGAAAAACAATCAAACCTGATTTATCTGATCCCATTAAAAGAAAACAATGGTATAGAGATAAAATCTATATGTTCATGCATAATAAATTTTCTGACCCTGAAGCAAGAAAAATTTTTTATGAAAAACTTCAAAAGAATGAAATTCCCTATGAACAATTAAATCAAATAACTAAAGCTATGCGTAAGGAGGAAAATGCCAAAAAAGAAAAATATAAATCAAGCACTGAAGGAAACGTATTTCCATTTAAGCGAAACAAAACATTCAAGTGAAAATACAATAAGTGGAACTGATGCAGCACGAATAGTTGCTGGTGATTGGAGGAGCTTATACTATGAAAAGAAAGGTGTTACCGAAAGAGAAGATTTATCTAATGTGTTGCCAGTACAAATGGGAATATATACAGAAACTTTTAATAGAGAATGGTATAAAAAACAAACTGGTTTAGAAGTAACAGACCCAGTTTATGTTCAATCAAAAAGTCATAAGAATTTAGTTGGAAGTTTAGATGGATTGGCTTACGATCCTAAAGCTGACCAATTAAGTATTTGGGATGCCAAACATACCAATGCATTTATGAAACAGGAAAAATTATTTGAAAAATATTATCCTCAAATGCAACATTATATGTTGGTTACCGAATTAAATAATGCAATATTATCAGTATTTTATGGCAACATGAAATGGGAAGAATTGCATATAGCTGAAGATAAGGATTTCCAATGGAGCTTATTAAAAGCAGAATTGGTATTCTTAAAAATGCTAGAAGAAAACCAAGAACCACCTGACCATATGGGTTGGGATAATTTTAAGAAGGAGCAAATGAATGGCAAAGGGAACATCACGATATCCGTACTCTCCGAGCTGGAAAAAACTGGGAACCAGTAAAGACGCAGCTCTTGAAATAAAACCTAAAGCTGAATCAATAAGGAATAAAGCGTTAGGAATTATTAAAAATAAAAAAGATTATGGAGCAACTACTGATGAAGTAGCTGATCTATTAAATTTAAGTATCTTGAGTGTAAGACCAAGATTTACTGAATTAAAACTAATGAAGAAAATAATCGAAACAGAATTAAAAAGAAAAAATTCTAGTGGTAGATTAGCAACAGTATGGAGGAGTATATGAAAGACAAAAAATATATTTGGGATCAAGTTAAAAAGACTGACCCACGCTTTACCAAAAAAGTTAATAAAGGTTTTGGTGAAATAACAACGATTGATCCTATGTCGCAAATAATGAAGATGACTGAAGTGTTTGGGCCAGTAGGTATAGGTTGGAATTACAGAGTAAATTATACTTATCATGGTATGGACAACAATCAAACTGCTGTTGTGTTTGCTGAAGTATCAGTTGCAGTAAACAAAGTAGAAGATGTGTTTATACATTATGGCCCAGTATGTTCAGTTCAAAAACTGTATAGAAAAACAGGAGCATTAGATGATGAGGCTCCAA